TTCTTGGAATATCGTTTTGCCGTTGAACGCTGGGGATTACATACAACTTTTGGTTGCTTCTGACACAGGTAATACGGTGTGCGCAACATACCCACCCGGAACAGCCCCAGTACGCCCTGCGTCTTCATCAATTATCTTAACATCAACCTTTGTATCAGCGCTATACCCATGATAATATTGGAAAAACCGTTTAAACGAGGTGCTCATGGATATTGAAGCCCTAAAACAAGACCCGAAGTACGTCCCTGTTGACCACGAATACATTGAATTCGCGGAAGTTGATGACATCTGGGTCAGGGCTTATTCTATGAAAAAAGCTGAAAGCATTGCTGCCCAACATGTTCACACGCACGATCATATTACGATAGTTTCGCGGGGCAAAGTAGAAAGCTGGCAGAACGGGGAATTAATGGGCGTTTACACAGCCCCAGCAATTATTAAGGTTTCAGCCGGAAAGCAACATTCGTTTAAAGCACTGACAGATGATGTAGTTTTTTGCTGTTTACACAACCTAAGGGGCACTGGACTTGAGTCGCCCGAAATAATGGAAGGGGCTTAATTATGCCTATTATGATGGGTTTGGCTCTTGGTGCGGCAGTCGGTGCTGGCTCTGCTGCTTTGCAGCATAAAGATATTCTTCAGGGTGCTTTGCTGGGTGGCGTAACCGGAGCAGTCACTGGCGGCATTGGATCATTGGCTGGTGCAGGAGCTGGAACCAGTGCGCTTGCTGGTGGGTTAAGCGATGCGGGGATTGCAGCTAATTCTGTAAATGCTTTTGAGGCTGGCTTGCCCGGAATGACGGAAGGCTCAATTGGTGCAGCCACTCCTGTTACTCAAGGTGGATTGGATACGCTCCAAGCAAATCAATTAATGCAAACACCTGTTAATCAAAGTGTCGCACCGGGTTTTGATGCGTTAAAAGAAGACCCAATGAAGTACTTGGGTGAGCATAAGTTTCAATTAGGCGCATCGGCTTTAGCAGGTGGTATGGCTCCGTCTGGGCAGACGCAACAGCAAATAGATCAAGGCTCCATCCGACCATACACATACAATCAAAACATGAACCCCGGTTACACAGGTTCAGGAAGTCCTTATTTTAATCAGTCATATACTCCGGGTTCTATTCAAAAACTAGCGGATGGTGGCATTGCAGGGTTAGCTAATGGCGGCAACTTAGGTCAAAATCCTATGTACCCAATGTCGCAGATGGATCACACTCAATACGCAACGCCATCCCAACTACCCACTAGCGCACAAGTGGTTGACGCCGATTACGACGCAAAAACCAACCCCATGACGGGTCAAGAGGTTGTGCGTATGGCTGAAGGCGGTGACACATTGCCCGCAACAGGTGCAACTACGTACACAGCACCTGATCGCAAACCAAGCCAAGATGTTATTGATTACAACAATATGCTGGCACAACGAGCGCATCAGGAATATATTGCCAATTCAGCTCCTGCGGCGTTTACACCGCGAGCAGTTCCTCTGGTGCCTGTCAATCCTGCTTTGACCACAGCGCCCGGAATTGGGTCGTTGAAAAACTATAACGGCTCTGATATTAATGCTCAAAATATTGGGCAAGCCTATCGCCAGATGTACGGAACAGATGTTCCTTCGGGATTGCCTGATTTAGTGCAAAAAACATACGACCCAACTCAAAACAGTATGTATCAGGTGATGCGCGACTGGAACACAATGAATCCTTCCAAAAACTACAATCCAACCCAAGCCGCCAATGGTGGGGTAATGGGCAATCAATATAATCTTGGTAGCTATTCAGATGGCGGGCGTTTGTTGAAAGGCCCCGGTGATGGAGTGAGTGATGATATTCCTGCGCAAATTGGTCATAAACAGCCTGCTCGCCTTGCTGATGGTGAGTTTGTGGTTCCTGCTCGTATTGTTTCTGAACTGGGAAATGGATCTACCGACGCTGGCGCGAAACGGTTATATGCGATGATGGACAGAATCCAAGCAAACCGTAAAAAAACAATTGGCAAAGATAATGTGGCGGTTAATTCTCGCTCAGATCAATATTTACCAGCATGAACGTCCAGCACGTTCCTGTTGAATTTGTAAATCAAGTATGGTCTCAGGTCGAAGGCTTTATCAACGCCGCGATTGATCAGCAGGAAGGTGAATCGGATTACACCATTGATCAGGTTCGCACCTTAGTTACTACAGGGCAATGGCTTTTGCTGGTTGCTTCGAATGAAGACAGAGACGTTAAAGGTGCAGCCACCGTTAATTTCTCAAACCGCCCAAATCATCGGGTAGCTTTTATTACTTACATCGGCGGTCGTTTAATTACTAACCCCGGTACGTTTCAGCAGATGTGCGCCATATTAAAGAGTTTTGGCGCTACAGCCATAGAAGGTGCGGTAAATGATGCCGTTGCCCGTCTGTGGACTCGTTTTGGATTCACAGATAAATACCGGATTGTTGGGGTGCAGATATGAAATACAACCATTTTGACATGCTTCCTGAAGAAGCGTTTAAACGACTACCTAACGGCAGCATTAAGCCCCAAGGTGGAGGTAGTAACTCTACACCTACTCAATCCACCGTCAATCAAGTAAGCATCCCAGCATATGCGCAGCCATATGTGGAAAGCACATTGGGTCAAGCCCAAGCGCTGACCGATGTAAACAAGAATCCCTATACGCCATATCAAGGACAGCAACTTGCAGGGTTTACCCCAATGCAAACGCAAGCTTTCCAAAATATTGCTGGTCAACAAATAGCACCTCAACTTTCCGAAGCATCTAACCTAGCATCTGAAGTAGGTCAGGGTGGTCTTAATGCCTATAACAATTCAATCGCACTTCAAAATGCTGCTTTGGGATATGGTGCTCAAGGTCAGCAATCTGGTTTGCAGGGGCAGCAATTAGGTATTGAGGGCGGTGGTCGTTACGGTTCAATGGGTGCCGGGTACGGTTCTCAAGGCGCAGGATTAGCCGGGCAAAACATTGGCACTGGCATATTGGGTATGCAACAAGGCTTGGCTTACGGACAAAACGCAACCAATCCTGCTGCGGTTCAAGCTTATATGAACCCATATTTACAAGCAAGCTTAGCGCCTGCGCAACAGCTTCTTAATCAACAATATGGTATGCAGGGCGCAGCTGAGCAAGGAGCGGCTACAAGTAAGGGTGCTTTTGGTGGCAGTCGCGAAGCGTTAATGCAGGGTTTAAACCAGCAGAATCGAATGTTGGCACAAAACCAATTAGTTGGTAACGCTTATAACCAAGCCTACAACACCGCCAACCAAAACATGCAAGCTGCCGCACAACTTGGTATGCAAGGTGCAAATGTTGGTTTGGCTGGACTTCAGAATGCCAATCAAAACTACCTCACAGGTATCCAAGGCGCACAAACTGGTTTACAAGGTGTTGATAGGCAATTAGCTGGAACCGCACAAGGAATGCAAGGTGCGCAGCTGGGTATATCTGGTGTTAATGCCGCTACCGGCGCAGGTCAATATGGATTGCAAGGGCTTGGGTCAACAGGCACTGCCGCATCAACTCTTGGGGCTTTGGGTCAAACTCAGTTTGGTCAAGAACAAGCGGCTAATCAAGCCATGTTACAGGCTGGGCAGCAACAGCAACAGTTACAGCAACAAGGTTTAAACACCGCATATCAGCAGTACTTGGATCAGTTAAATTACCCTTACAAGCAATTAAGCTTTATGCAGGGCATATACCAAGGATTGCCATTATCAAATACCGCACAATCTATGTATCAAAACCCTAGTATGGTTTCTCAATTGGCGGGCTTAGGAACTGCTGGCATGGGTGCCTATGGTATGTATAAAATGGCTAATGCCAAAGACGGCGGGGTAATGCGGGAAGGCGATGGATTAGACACACTTGGCATTTACAACGCCATGAAGGACAAATCATGATTACAAGTACACTTGGTCGAATTGCTGACGCTGACAAGCTCGATGTAAGACAGCTTCAACAAGCTATTCAGAGCGGTTCTATTCCTGCTTACATAGGCGTTCCAATGCTTCAAGACAAGATGAAGCAACAGCGTCAAATGGCTCAGGCACCCAAAGAGCCGCCTATTGCAGATGAGATTATGGCTCGCGCAAGTGGGATTGACCAAGTTCCAAGCAATCTTCCCGTGCAAGGCTACAACGACGGCGGCATTGTTGCGTTTGCCGAAGGTGGAGCTTATGATGATGAAGACTACGAAGATTACATGGAACAGCAAGACGAGGCAGAGCATCAGAATAATCTAGCTTCTGATCGTGCTATGTTCGAAGCCTCCTTGGAAGCAATGCCTGTTAATCGCACACCAAATGTTGAGCATGGTATTCGCCCCACTAAAGAAGGAATTAAAGAAGGTGCGACTAGCGAGGGAATTAAAGCTGTATTGCCCGAAGGCAAAGAATTTTACAAGGCTGTTTACACGACCTTAAAAGACAAAGCAGAAGCTGCCGGCCTAAAGAATCCAGAAGCAATTGCTCGTTTGGGGGCGGCTCAGTCAGTCCTTGAAACGGGTTATGGCAAGCATTTGGCTGGCGGGAATAATTTCTTTGGTATCAAAGGCGGCGATAACAAACAACGCACCCAAGAATTTGATCCAGCCACCGGGAAAATGGTCGAAGCCAATGAAAGCTTCAGAACCTATGGTGGCATGGGTGATTCTGTTTCAGATTATCTTCGTTTCTTGCAGGGCAATAAGCGTTACGAAGGAGTGCTTGGCGCTGAAAGTCCAGAACAAGCAATTGCTATGCAGGGCAAAACGGGCTATGCAACCGACCCCGCATATGGCAATAAACTTAGGGCTATCCATGTAGCCAATATGGCTGAAGGCGGAATCACTAATTTAGCTGGTGGTAGTATTGCTCATTTTTATAAAGGTGGTGTAAACGATGTTGCCACCTCATATCCGATTGATGACCCGCTTGCTGGCAGCACAATGAGTCCAGAAGATCTTGAGAGATTAAAAATCGACAATCCCAATGCTTTTCAGCAATGGATGAGGGATCATCTGGGTGGTGCTCAGCCTTATGCCGGGTACAGCAACACTAGTATGGCAATGACACCAAGGGTGGAAGATGTTCCGTTCTCTAAGTTTGAAACACCCGCCGGTGCGGCATTGGTAACTCGTCGCCAGAGAGGGGCATCAAACGCCGCTCCACCGGCTTTGGTTCCAGCGAAAAGAAGCTTTATCCCAGAACAAAACGTAAACCTTACTGAGTTAAATATTCCATACAGTCCATTGCTTGAGGATGAAAGTGGAAGGGGTATTGTTACACCACAGCAAGAAGAGTTTAATAGGGGTATTGCTGGGTCTGGTAGTTTTATTGAACCGGCAAATAAAGAAAACACAGTGCAGCCTAGCGAAGTTAAAACGCTCGACTTAACCGAGAAAAAGACAGCACCGACCGAAACTCAACCTACCGCGCCTGCTCGCACATCTTACGATGAGTTTATGGATTATTTCAGGCAAGGTCGGGAAGACCTTAAGAAGCAAAAGCAAGAAGACAAATACATGGCGCTTTTGCAGGCAGGTCTTGGAATGATGTCAGGTACATCACCTAACGCACTGGCTAATATCGGTCAGGGTGGGTCTATGGGTGTTGCTCATTATGGTGCATCTGCTAAACAACGTGCCGCAGAAGAGGCAGCTTTGATGAAAGGGGCTATTACAGCCCAGCGTTATAAGGAAATGGGTGAAGACCGACGCGCCCAACAAGATTTAATGAAGAGTCGCTATGGAGCGGCAGATTTGCTTGGTAAAGAAAAACTGGAAGAGCAAACCCATGCAGCCCTAGAAAAGACAATTGAAAACCGTGAAAACAAGATTAGAGATAACGTTCTTAAAGCATTAAAGATAGACCCATTAGCGCCAATGACTGGCGAGATTCAAGCTAAAATCAACCGAGAAACAGCGCGTCAGTTGGCAAGCGATCCTCGTTTAAACCAGCTACATAAAGCGCTTGGCCCGTTATGGCAAAAAAGATTTGGTTTTGATTACGAAGCTCCCGACTACGGTGCAAATGCTTTTGAAAGGTTTAGTCTGGTCAAGTAAAGGATTGTTATGCCAATTCATGAAGTCAACACCCCGGACGGGCAGATAATTAAAGTTGAAGCTCCCGAGGGGGCTTCAGAGCGTGACATTCTTGCCTTTGCGGCACAAAACTACCAGCCTAAGCCGCCGGAGCCAGAACAAGGTGATCTTGTTCGGGGCTTCAAGTCTTACCTCCCAGCCACGCAAGAAGTGTTTGGCGGCGCCCAAACCCTATTAGGGGTTGGTGCCGAAAAGCTTTTAGGCGAAGGTGATGTATCTAAATACCTTATTGAGCATGGTGCAAAGAATATTGCCGAAGCTAATGCTGCACAGCAAAAAATAAGCAAACCCACCGATGAGTTTTTAAATGCATGGGATAAGGGCATTGGGACGGTCATCACTGATTGGCTTCCATATCAAATGGGTTCTGGCGCGGCGAACGTGCTTGAGACAATTGCAACATCAGTTGGCGGTGCAGCGTTAGGCAGTGCAATATTGCCCGGTGCCGGTAGCGTTGGCGGTGGTTTAACCGGATTGGTTAGTAAACAGCTTATTAAAAAGGGCATTAAAGAAGCGGCAGAAGTTGTACTGCGTGAGCGGGGCAAGGACGCGGCAGAAGCCTTTATCGAAGCTGAAGCCAAAAAGGTTGTCAGCGATGAAGTTAAAGCAATTGCTGAATCTCAGGCTAAGAAAGCCATTGGTAGTACAGCCGGGATGGTAGGTCAAGCTGCTGTACACGGCGCTGGAGAGGTGACAAGCCAAGCCGTTCAAACAGCCCAAGAGCAAGGATTAACTGCTCGCGATATAGATTTGGGTCATGTTGTCCCGGCAGCTGTTATCCATGCCGGTGCAGATTACCTAGCTAACAAGATTGGTTTAAACGCTCTGGATGGTCTTGCAGCACCAACCAAAAACATGTTGATGAACGTGACCAAGAACGTTCTTGTTACGGGCGCTAAAGAAGTTCCTCCTGAAGTCTTGCAGAGTGCGATGGAATTGTATGGTTCCAACTTGCCTTTAACAGACAAAAAGGCAATTGAGAATTACATCAATACAGCCGCCGCCGCATTTGGTATGTCGGTATTGCCCGGTACGGTCGGTGGATTGAGAGCCAAACAGCAAGAAGAACTTGCACCGCCCCCACCGCAAGTTGAACAAGTCGAAGAAACCGAAACAAAAGCACCCGGCACATTGATGCTTGGGAAGCCCGGCGAAGAGTTTAAACAGCCTGATATCCACCCAATGTTGCTTAATCCTTTGGGCACATTGAATCAAAGCCAGTTCAACCCAGAGCAAATTAAAAACTTAAATCAGCTACGTGCTGATATGGGGATGCCTAAGCTTGGTCAGCAATTTTCCATTGAGGATGTTGCTGCTGTTAGCCCCGGTAAAGGGGTAATTGAAAGTATTGTCGCGGCTCAGACAGGATATCAAGGCGAGAAGGTTACCCCGAGTGAAGTAACAAAAGCCGCTGAAGAAAAGAATATTGACTCAAGCACCGTCGGGTTTAGAGATTTCTTGCGTCGTGCGACTGGGGCAGAAGATTTAAAGAGCATGTCTTACCCACAGCGCTTTGCCGCATTAAAGGCGCTTAACCAAGTCGAGGCGTTTAATGAAAAACAAATCTTACCGCCTGATATATCAAATGCTACGCATTACACGCCGGAGCAATATAACAAAGCCATCAACGGACTTAAGTTTGGATTTGAAGACGTTGGAGGAAAGCCACTTGGTAGGCAAGCCTTACTTGAAGAAATCAAAGACTTCACAAACTTAAAGAATGACTGGGATGCTGATCGCATTCTCAGGCAAGCCATTCGAGATGGACATATTGAGCAGGTTGACCAAAAAGTTAAGGTCAATGGCGAAGAGAAGTTAGTTCCTGCGTTTAAACCAGCAGAAAATGTTCCGCCGTTGCCCGGCGGGATGGATATTCGACGCCAGATGTTTAAACAGCCAGATGGAACAACTGCCGAACAATATGTTTATTACGAGAACGATGAGCCGGTTGCTAAGTTCGATGACCAATATCAAGCAGAACGTTATGGCATTACCAAACAAGACGATGATATTCTCAAGCGCACCGTTGAGTCTGCCCCGTATCAGCGCGGTTTACTTGCAAAGCGTTATGGCGTATTGGCTGAACAAGAACTTGCTTCTCGCGCAAACCCAGAGATAAACAAAGGAATTACCACCAAGCAGGGTCTAGAAGGGTCGGCGCAACGCTTGTGGGACATGAGCGGGATTGGGTACAACCCAGATGTCAAAGGCAAGCTGTCAAAGATTCGTTCTGTACTTTTGCCTGCAATGAAGAAGTTTGGTCTTGAGGGCGTTGGGTTGCGTCTGGCTCATAGTATTGATGATGGCAAGGCAGACGGCGCTTATTCGCAAAACCTTATCACTATCGCACTGACAGCAGAAAACCCGCTGGGTGTGTTGCGCCATGAGACTATCCATGCCTTAAAGGCGATGGGTGCGTTTACGGATGCTGAATGGAAGATACTGTCTAAGAAAGCACAAGACCAGTGGATCAATCAGTTTTATAGTCCTGAAATGCAGCAGTTGTACAAAAACCAATACCTAGCCGAAAACGGCAATATGGAAGGTTTTGACCAGTACATGCAAGAAGAAGCTATTGCTGAAGCGTTTAGGTATTACACCCAAACAAAACCGCCAGCAGGTTTCATTGCAAACCTCATGCACCGTTTAAACAACTTGTTTGCAGCGATTGCTCGCGCATTCCGGGGTGAGGGTTTTACCTCGCCAGAGGATATCTTCCAAAAAATAGAAGAGGGTGAGTATAAGCCAGTAAGCGAGTCGGCTTCTAATCGCAAATTTTCGTTAAATGAAAATAAATACAAACTTGATGTGGAACGAGAGCAACGCAAGCTTGCAAAAAAAGTAAACCTTACAGAAGTAGAAATGGAAAGGGTTCTTGCTGACGCTTCTAGATTAAATCTCACGGAAGAGCAAACCAACTTAATTGTTAAAAATATTAAGGAAACAAAAAAACGGTTCCCAGCTTCTTTAGGTTGGTCTGCTTTAACTGCAATAGGTATTGAACAAAAATTAGATGACAAAGGCAATCCAATACCCGGCACCGAAAAGCCAAAATATCAAGCCACTCCATACGGCTATGCCGCGCCACCCGGGGCAAAAAAAGCACCATCTAAAGTTGATCAGGAGTGGCTAAATAAGGTTGCCGGTCAGTTCTCAAAGTTAATTATTGGTATATATAGAAGAGCCAAAGCTGGCGATGAAACCGCAAAAAAAATTATTGCGCACCAATCTTGGTACAAGGGCGTTGCTCAAAAATTACGTTCCGAATATGGTTCCTTTGGTGATTTGCTTTCTGACTTATTGGGTGCCACAAGCCCAAATACACCGGTTGATACAAACTTCCGTTTTTCAATGGATGTAATGAAAAGATTTGTTCGCGGTGATTTTGATGAGGAAATGAAAAAGTTTGATAAGTACTTGGCTAATAATGGGCAAGTATCCAAGTATCCGGCGCAAGATAAAATTCGCCAGATAAGCGGGAAGCTTTATGGCATGAATTCCACCAATGCTATGCTTGCACTTGCTGATATGTGGCGAGCCATTGTTCCCGGGCAAGCCCCAAAAGCTCGTAATTTTGCATTAAACCTTATTGGTCAATCAAACATGGCAACCATCGACGTATGGGCTGCTAGGATGTTGCGACGCGCCGCAGATGCCGCAAGCAAAGGGTCGTTTAAACGAATACCGCCACCCGCAGAACAGGGTGTATCTGGTCAATGGAATGCCAATGCCACTGCGGTTACAGGTGAGTTTGGTTTTGGCGCAGCAGTGTTGGATAAGGTTTCTCAAGATTTAAAGAAAAAAGGCTTTAATGTAAGTCCACCAGATTTGCAAGCAATAGCTTGGTTTGCAGAAAAAGAATTGTGGACTAAGAAAAACTGGACTTCCGTTTTGGGTGAGGGTGGTTCATTTGAAGAAAATCTTGAACATAGTCCAGTAGATCGGTATATAGCTGGGCACTCTGTCCAACAAGGTGACGTTGCCCCGGGAATTGAAGCTGTTTATTCAGCAAAAAGCCAGATCATTGACATCTTAGGTCTAGATAAATCTGTCATCGCGTTTAAATCAAAGGAAACCAAAGGTCTTTACGGAAATACTGTTGAGAACTCTTTTGATACGGAATGGGTTGCTGAAAAAGGTAAGTTTGATCCATCACCTATTATTTCAATTCTTGCAAACACGTCAAAAAAAGAAAATCAATACGACTTTTTCATATCTAGGGCGTTGGCTCCAAACGAAGAGAGCGAGAATGCTAGACCGGGCGCTGAAGTTTATTTCCGCACAGAACAAGATTTCAATGCTGTTCTTCCAATACTTAAGCGGTTTACAGACAAAGGTCAAGATGGATTTACTTTAGCAGTTGATCCGCGATCAAAAGACCAAGCCAATGCATTTATCGGTGTTAGACTTCAATATTCACCAGAAATATCAATGCGTTGGGATGAAGGTCTACGCGATCAATTAACCAATCCAGAGGAACTCAAAAAGGTTTTAGAAGAAAAGCGCGATCTGCTTGCGGAAATTGTTGCTGAAGTAGCTCAGCAGCCTAATGTCGCACATGCCGCACTGGTGGATTACGATACTATTGTTATTGGAAAGGAAAATTATAATGAGTACATTGGTGCAAAACATCAAGGATTCAATCAAGCGGTTGGAAGCAAAGCATGGTTTGGACAGCCCGTCAGTGAACATGTTAAAGCGGCAGTTGGCAGATATCGAGGCGAAAACAAGCCATCAGGACAGGTGGTCAGTTCAAGCGGTAAAAGTACCAAATACTCGTTAAAGGCTCCAGCAACTCCTGCGTTTAAACAGTGGTTTGGCAAAAGCAAGATTACAAACCCTGACGGCTCACCGAAGGTGATGTACCACGGCACTGCACGGGATATTACTGAGTTTCGCCCTCAACAGGCGGGTGCAATCTTTGTTACAGATAGCCCAAGATTCGCTGAAGGATTCGCGTCCGGCAGTGAAAACTATATGGTTAGAGAATTGTTCAACGGCATGTCTGAAAAACAAAAAGTTGACGTACTTAGAAAATCTCTTGCCTTGGCAAAACAAAAAGGCACTCTTTCCAAAAATGAAGAGAAAGAGGTGCGGGACTTCATAAAGAATTCGCCAAATGAAATCTTTCAGCTTCAGCCTGCTGCGGTTGATGAAGAAATGCGAGAGGTTCTTACAGCTATGTTGCCTTCGCATGGCAACGTTATGCCTGTGTACGTCAGAGCAGAAAACCCATTTGACTATGAAAATCCAAAGCACGTAAGTGCGCTTGATATATCCCCTAGTGATAAAGAAGACATTGCTTTTGGTGATTGGGGGACTATAGAAGACAGGAAAACACAAGAAGCTATTAAGAATGCCGGTTTTGATAGTTTTTACATAAAGGAAGGTGGGTATAAAAACCTAGCCGTTTACGATCCTAATCAGATTAAATCAGCCATTGGCAACACTGGCGCGTTTAGTCGCGAGTCAAAAGACATTCGCTACAGCTATGCCAATAAGCCTTTAATCACTAAGCTAGGCAAACAGCAGACTGCCGGTCAACAAATTAGCGCAGTTGGTGAAGCTATTATTAATGGCTACAAGAGTAGCGATTTCTGGGAAAAAGCCCGCATTGCTTTTATTGACCCAAGCTCAGGTTTGTCTAAACGCTTAGCAACATTACCCCAGTTCAATATGAATGGCACCCTTCGCGCCGACATGTTGAATCATGCCAAGGCTCAAGCCATTAACTTAATTAAGAATGGTCTGTTATCTGGGCACATTGTTGTGAACAGTGACGGTTCTTTAGTGGTTAAGGAAAGCAAAGCAAACTTAGCCAGAACGATGGTACTAGCTGACGCGCTTGATAAGCATCCAAATGTCCTCGCTAGAAAGCCAAATGGTCAAACAATCTCTGGTCGCCAGTACATGGCTGAAATTGCACGTATCTTACGGGGCGAAGAGATTATTGCAGAAGATATTCAAAAGAGAAAGACCGACCCCAAGCACAAGAACAGGGAGCTTCAAGTCACGCCTGAAGCGATTGCGTGGGCGCATCAACAGCTTGCGCAGGTGCCACAGGTTAATGAAATTTTAAACATCTGGCGCGAAGTTAATGAGTCGCTGATCAACTTGTCCGAATCGGTTGGCAACATCAGCAAAGAACAAGCTGACCAGTTCCGCAAGAACAAAAGCTATGTGCCCTTGTACAAGTCACGCGAAGACCTAGGAGACTCGATCTTCCACGCACTAGGAAAGAGTGCTAAGTCGGTTGAAAAGGGCTATGAATTAAAAGGCGCACTAGACGAGCGCAACATCTGGGAAAACCTTGATAAGCATTATGCGGCTACTGTCGCGGCAGCTTATGAGAACCAAACCAAAAAAGTGGCTATTGAGCAATTGATGAGCCTTGGAAGTGGCTTTGCTGAGTTAGCAAAAAATCCTAATGATGTCAGAATAAATCTTCGCTATAAGGAAAACGGAAAGATCATTGGTGCCATTGTTGAGAATCCAAATGATGTCGCGGCATTCCAAATGATGAGCTATGAACTCAATCCAATCATGAAGATTGCGTCGGGGTTAACTAAGACATTGCGTATTGGTGCGTTGTTAAACCCTATGTTCTGGCTTAAGCAGCTGGTGCGCGATCCATTACACGCCGCGATTGTCACCAACACCACAGTTACCCCATTTCATGCCGCACGGGGCTTCATTGAGGTATTAAGAAATAACTCAGAAGAGGCGAAGATACTGGCTCGTCATGGTGTAATTGGTCAGTATGACAGCACCCAGTCTATGCAGCAGTTCTTAAATGAGGTTGGTAAAGAAAAAGCCAGCCCAAGTAAGATGCAAGCCATGTTCCATAAGCTCATGCAAATCCATGAGGCGTCTGATGCCGCAACTCGCGTTGAGATATTTAAGAAGGCTAGAGCGGCAGGGTTAAAACAAAACATGACCCCAGAACAAGCAATTAACTACGGGGTGTTTAAAGCGCGTGAGTCTATCAACTTCTCTGTTCATGGGAATAGCAATACCCTGAATCAGCTACGGCACATGATTCCGTTCTTCTCGGCGGCAATCACATCTCTCGACACTGTTTATCGCGCCGCAACGGGTTATGGATTGTCTGGAAAAGAAAAACAGGAAGCTCAAGCGCAGTTTAAACGACGTGCCATGATGATGGTTACGCTTGCCACCGTTTACGCAATGATGCTTCAAGGCGATGAGGATTATGAAGAGATTCCTGACTATGTTAAAGACAACAACTGGCTAATTCCAAGTCCTACTGATAAAGGATTTATTAAAGTTGCTGTGCCATTTGAAGTTGGTTTCTTATTTAAGACTATTCCAGAAGTTGCGGTTCGCTACTTGTTTGGCTCTGCAACGGGCAAAGAGGTTATTGCATCTTACAAATCTGGTCTTATCCAAAACTTGCCGGGTGGTGGCATTATCCTCTCTCAGGCAACCAAGCCATTGATTGAAGCGGTATCAAACCATTCATTCTTCACTGGCAATCCCATAGAGGGAATGAGCGATCAAGCTTTACCGGTGGCAAAACGCGGCGCAAGAGCTTCTGAAACAGCAAAAATGTTGAGCGCGATGGGCTTAGACAGTTTAAACCTTTCACCTGCAAAAATTGATCATCTGATTCAGGGTTACTTCGCTGAGCTTGGAACCTTCTCGACTGGCATGATGGATTCTGTGATTTACGCCGCAGAGGGTAAAGAGCCTCCCGCTAAAAACTTTGAGCAAATGCAAGTCATGAAGCCTTTCCTAACAGACCCGAATATGAGCAAGGCTGTATCTGATTTTTATAAGATTGAGCACTCAGCCCGTGAAACGGTTAGTGCCTTCAATGATATGAAAAAGAAGGGTTTATTAAAAGATGCTCAGGAGTATATGGAGGATGTGGAAAACCGCAAGCAAATGGCTGTTGAACCATCTTTAAGAAAAGTCATGGAAGGCATGACCAAGATCAGGGCGCAGATTAATTATTACAAAGAAAATGGTGCAGGGTTAACGGCAGAACAGCGCCGTGATGAAATCAATAAACTAACCCAATACTACAATCAGTACGCACAGCAAGGGGTTAAGTTGGCTCAGTCTGCTGGCTTGCGTTGAAAAAGGGGTTCGGTTCTTTTGTTGTGACAGTTTAAACACTCAGACCCGATCCGTTTCCCTTTTCTAATCCGGGGCACCATGTCTTTTTCCGGGAAAGATTTTCCGCATTTAACGCAAATCTTCATATTAGTTCTTTAGTTTGTTCCAGCAGATCTTCTTCAGATACGCCATAGCATCTTGCAAAAGCTTTGCGACCCATTCCATGAACTCCAGTATTACCACGATGATGCTCAGGGCACAGTCCAATAACCGGAGCGTTATCTCTTTTGCCAGCGTGGCGTATGTGGTGCATCTCACATGGCGATATGCCGTATCCCAAGTGTCTACACAAAATGCAACCCAATTGCGCCAATTTATCATAATGTTTTCTCTGTTCTTTATTCATCTTGTTGCATGAAGTGCTGCAAGGAGTTGCTCTCTGTTTAAACGGTCACGCTCAATCTCGTCTTCATTAAACAGTGATTCGTGCGCTTTCCATGCCGCACACCAAACATCATAAGCAAAACCTTCTGATTTGGTGCCCAGACGAGCATCGTACCATTGCCGGAATAGTTCATCTCTTTTCATGCTTTCTTTTCCATGTTTTGCCACTCCACTTTATAAATTCCACCGTCAACACCCCAATCAATGCGGATGTTGCACTCTTTGTAATACGGGTTCAGCATTATGCCTAAGTGATGCGTCTCGGGGTTTACGCTGTAATACCTACTGGTTATTACTTTACCTTGGTCTTCTTGCGGTACAGTCTGTCGGTACAGCGGGGCTTTAGTTTTAGGTTGCACTGTTTTTTTCCTTTAGTTGGTAGTCTTTAAAAATAGTACCTTTACTAGCATCGCCACGCCAACACTCTTTCACCCATCCTCGCTTGCCTGATTTGTATGTGCGCCAGTGACCTCTGGCTTGGTGCCTGCGTGGACTTGCGTGTGTGCCGCCTTTATGCTCCTGCTTAGGCTTTGATGGCTTAACCACGACTGTATGCCAGTCATACAAAGGCTTTAAACCACGCTTGGCTCGGCTTACATTTGCTTTATGTGGCGTTGGTACATACGCTTGCGTTTCCATATCCAGTGACGCATAAAACATTGCCACAATTGCACACATCATTGAACGGTCTTGAGGGTCTATTGGCTTATCAACATCACCAACTTTTGGCTCGCCATTTTGCTCAGCAATTAGAAATGAACCAAGCACTTTATACCCGTTTGGCTTAATAATCCAACCCGTTACAATCGTAGCGGCTTGGTCAACCAATACAGACACCATAAAATCGCCTGCTGTCGTGCGACCGCATAGCACCATGTTTTTATACGGTGCTGGATGCAACAGGTACTTGCGCTGATCGCAACCAATGTAATCTTTAATTGCGCCAGTAACGTCGAACCAATGCATCTCTGTCGGGTCAAGATTGGCAATAGATACTAGCTTGACCATTTCCTTAACGAGTGGAGTCACCGTTCTTACTCCTTAATTTGGCTTCGATTGCATGGGCAAAAGGCAGAGCGTGTGTAAGACCGCCAATAGCCCACTCTTTACAATCTGCAATTTGGCGATATAAACCAACAATCTCCTCATCCGTCAGCCCTACCCACGGATTTTTAGCGCCCGACAGTCGCCTGCCTGTGTTCATGTGCATTATTTCTTGCTCAGGTTGTGCAGAATCATATATATGCCCATATTCGTACATCGGTGATAATCTCAAAGGCTTATTTTGCTCAGGCTTGGCTAACTCTGCTTTAAGTATTGCAATGGCGTTATCCATTAAGCGTATCATTTCGTGTCTGCTACTCATTGAATTTATTTCGCATAATTTTGCTCCACAAATATCTTCCAACGCTTGCTGTAGGATTTCACGGTTCATAACAATCTCTCTTTAACAAAAGCTCGTGCTGGGGTTATTTCACAATCAAGCATTGTCAAGGCACTAAGCGCAACTTCTTGCGTTTCACCATGGCACCTCACCCTGAATATGCGAGCATCAAAATTTATATCATTGCGAGCATCCATGTACTCAACAGGTTTATTGCAGACATCGCAGATAGGTAAATCAAATATAGGTTGGTTAATTTTCATTCTTTACCCCTTGCTCTGATTGCTTTAGCTACCTCGCAAATGTCATCACGCCCAACAAGCCAGTCATCACACACCTTCGCACAAGCCTCACGTTCTTTCAGCACGGCCTGCTCAACCGCATCACGCATAATGCCAAGGTAGTGCTCGGCGCAGGCTTTTGCTTCGTCCTGCCGCACTAGCTCGGCAAAGCGTTCAAGTTCCTCGTCAATTGGATACTCATCACTACACCATAACCATCCAATACCGTTAAATGCTTTAGCAATATGAAACCCCGCTTGTTCAGCAAGTTCTTTAATTCGCTCGTTCATTTTTTATCCCTCACGGCATTAGCCGCTGCCATCACACCCATGCGCCATGTATCTTTCACAGGAACCATTTGGGTCTTGGCAAAGTCATCGAGAAACTTTGCATTAGCTTCACGTTCATCTTGCCGGACTAACTCTGCAAATTTAATTATGTTAGGGTGTAGGTCTTTAAAGCCGCTAATCACGCCCGCTTGTTCAGCCAACTCTTTAGTTCGTTCGTTCATATAATCCTCGGGTCAAAGCCTTTTGATTTCAACCAATCGTCAATCAACTTATGCACATCATCTTCAAGCTCGACTGGTACACGGCGCTCAATGTATATCGTACTAATCTGTGGTTTTATATACACATACCCTTCTGGGTGCCCGTAACTAACCTGCATACCCCCGTTTTTAATAGGCGCATTCCCAAAATTGCTCATTTCAAATCCTTTATCGCTTGGTTTACGTCAAGTTCTGTGCCAAGTTGCAAGTGTTTTAGTGCCTCAATGATTCTTGCCTTCATCCTGTCGTTTTCATACATTAATGTGCGGATTAAATCAGCGGCTTCTTCTTGCTCTTGATGCGTCATAAAAAACCCGCATTCCAATGCGCGTAATATTCGTTGTGTGTTGTTCATCGCTCTTCCTTTGCATGTGCCCAGCCTAAGCGGTACCCAACCTCAAACGCTTTGCGTAAAGTGAATATCCCAAGATCAGCTTGATTATTTTCAACAAACCGTTGCGCTTCTAATACAGCACGGTGCATATACTCTTCGACAATCTTTGCTCGTTCCTGTGCGGCAATTCTTGCTTCAAGGATTTCAAACTCTTCATCTTCAGTCATGATCAGCCTGTTTAAACGTTGATTCTTCCGGGATTTTTTTTGCATAAATCGACGGGCTTTTCTTATCAATACAAACTGCGCACATCCAGCGGATTATTCGCCCTCGCTTAAGCTTTTGACCTCCTTCGAGGCTCTTTATTTGTTGGCAACCTGTGCAATATTTCTTGTTCATCATTATTCCTACGCACACCACCAATTAAGCTTGGTGCGCTTTCGATAGAGGATCGTCGGCGTATGGCAGCTGCCAGCGTAAAAGGTTTAAACGGTTTAGTGACGGGCTGCGTCCCATTTTTGTTGCTCAGTGTCTCTGATATATTTTTTTTCTTGACCATATAGCCACCACTTGTAAATTAAGATTACGGCACACCATGTGCCAAATAAATAGAGTTCAACTCTCATTGCGACCCTCCGTGCCAAGCGGTCTGCGACCAAAATTAACCTCATACTCATCGTCAAACTTCTTATTGTTGTCTGCAAAATATTCTGGCGACATTGGCTCGATTGACATTGGGCGCTTTTCATTGCCCATCTCGCTTAGTCTGTTGTTAATGCTTTTAAGCCGCCGATGAAGCTTTTCAATCTCAGCGTCAATTGCGTCATATTTCATATTGCCCCCTTAGTTACAGATGGTTGTGCAATTTCCTGAATCACAGCATGTTGTGCAAATAACAACCCGACCTTCTTTTACGACGGTCTGGGTTGTGCAATCCGCATGAGCTGTAGCAAATATAAATAGCCCAATAAGATATTTCACGCAAGCATCTCCCTATTTTGTTTAAACAGATAGTCATTGCGGTACGAAGACGGCGGTTCCCAGCCATATTTTTTCCAGACAGCCTGAACATCCGTAACTGGGTTGTACTTAAATGTTGAGTCTTTAGCGGTCAAAAAAGATTCCATTATTTAATCCTTAAAATTTGAGCCTTTCCATTTTCAACGGTTGTAATGTACGAGCCATTGCCCCAGTGCTTGCTTCCGTATGAAGCCGCCATGCCACGAATTCGTTGAACAGGGTGCTCTTTAGGATCAATAATAAGCACCTCATTAACTTTGACATTCTCTATGCCTGCTTCAATTAAAAATTGAGCAAAAAAACCATAAGGTGCAGTGAGACCCTTGCGACCGGTTGGTGGAAGTTCTTGCTGAATAATTAAATCACCGTGATTAATAACGTGCCCATCACAAAAATCAATATAGAATTTAACGCCTGCCGCCTTTAACAGATCAACAGCCTTTTCGACAGCCTTCAGTTGTATTGCTTCCATAATTAAGCCTCTTGTTTAAACTTATTAACTACACTGACAATGCCCTCGTCGGGCAAATCTTTTTGATGCTTTGCTTCAATCATTGCGTCTGCTAGGAGGTAGCAGTTTTTTGCATGGTCTTCAATATTTGGAGGAATCCATGCCTTGGAGATCATTGCAAATGCAGCAAATAAATCTCTTAGGTCTTCATCATTCATGAATCCACCTTATTTCGTTTTTTAAGCTTTTCAATATCCTCACAAACCAGCTGAGAAAAAGACTTGCCCGAGGGAAACATCATCTGCCCCCCTTTTGAGGTTGCTGCAACGCGCAGCGCCTCGTTTAAACCGTCATTGAACCCGGTCACGTACTGGTCAAACTTGTCTCGCATACGCATTTGAATTCCCTCTCGTGCGATCTTTGACGCAGAGGTGCATTCCTTGTCAGCATATTCAGATAGCCTTGCGGCCTCGAAAGGGTCTAGGTAAATCATGACGGCTTTAAGTTTTGGTTTGTTAGAACGGTTCACTGTTCTTCCATTGTTCATATTCATTCACCATGTTGTCGAATCTTTCCTTGGCACCCGATTTCCCATTGAGTTCGGTTCTTGAGCTAATCCCGCAAATCTCATATAGCGCGTCGATAGCTTCTTCCTCTGTCTTGCCCTCTATGTGACCCAGCTCATTAAGCCAAACTTGGAACTCGCGTGTGCGGCAAAGCATCCCTGCTTTCTTGACCCTGTTTTCGTAGTGCGTGGCTGTTTCATCGTCGTTGATCCTAGCCATTGCAACTGCGTAACGAGACCCGACAAAATCACGCATAATTTCTTCGTTGATTTCATCGGGGTGTATTCTCAAGGTCAATACAAAGCCGGATGAGTCTTGCTTCAAGGCAACTTTAATCGCTTCGAAGTGGGGAACCCCTTCATCGTTTTGCATTGTGGCTCCCATCAGAACGGCACGTCATCTTCCATGTCCTCAAAGCTATCTGCGCGGGGGCGCGAAGCCTTTTGGGGCATTGGTGGGCTGATCTTAAGGGAAAGGAACGTTGACCCAGATTTAGAGTTTTTTTTCCATCCCGCCAAACGCATCTTTGCAACGCCATTTTCAACAACAAGCGTTTTGACATCGATGAGAACCTCACCGCTGTAATCAGGTGAATTTTCCTTAGCCTTGCTTTTGTTTTGAAACAGCGAGCCAGAATTTGGCGGCACTTCATAAGGTTTGTCGTAATCCATGCACTACTCCTTGGTTGTTACCTTAGCTTTTAATTCGCTAAAGCAGGTTTTAAGATGTTTAAACAGCTCAGGGTCTGAAACTTTAAGTTCGTCAATTTGCTTCTGGTTTGCTTGCCAAGCACTGATCAATTCTTTGGGGTTGGTCTGAACAGCCGCCCATTCAATCAGCTTGTCTACAAAAAGCTTTTGATCATCAGAGGCTCCTGCGGGCTTAGGATCAGCTTTTATTTCTTGCTTTGGTTCTTCTTTGCGCGGCATCTCCTTTGGTTCTGCTTTGCGTGGTGCATCAATAGGTGCGGCGGCATCCACAGCATCATGCTCAACAATTTCCATTGCCATCAGCCATAAGTAGCGACGCAAATAAGTATGTGTACTGCCTAGATCTTGAATTGCCTGACCTTTTGGGTTATTGGCAAAAACCATCGGGCTTGTAAACTCGATAGCTGAATCACTTTCAACGTCATAAACTGTCAATGACGCCACTTCAGGGGTAAATCTCACCACCCCGCACAAACCAATTTCCGTAAAAATTGTATTAATTGCAGGGATAAAATCACCTAATTCAAAGTACTCATAACCTGCAAATTTATTTTTGCCAGACTTTTTAATGTCAGTCTGCAAAAACTTACTTCGGGATAGCTGTAGTTTTCCATAAATATTCATAACTGCTCCTGTAAAAACTTCTTGCCTTTCTCAGTTAGCGTCCAAACCAAAGCTTTGCTCCCAGAGGGTGCGGGGCGCTTTACGTTGTTGCCATCCGAGTCCTTTAATACTGTGACTAAGCCAGCGTCTTGGCAGTCCTTGCGGCGCTTGCCAATACTGTTCTGCTGAAGCCTAGTCACATCAGCTAATTCAAAATCCGTCATTGCCCCTTGGCTCAACGCCTGAAGGGCAAGCATTCGGTGCGCTGAAGCTTTGAATGATGCATCCCGCGCCGCTTCAAAAGAAGTTTCGGGGTCAGTGTTTCTCGCCAAAGGCAAAATCACTTTAGTCCATACCATTTTCATTCTCCTGTTTAAATTGTGAGCACCACTTAGCAACCCCACAGAAGTTGCCGGTGCACCGTACAGGTTCTCCTGCGCGGATTTCAATAAAACCTTTATCTTTGGGTGGCATCTCAGCCAATAAAGCCTGCGCCTCGTCTTCTGTGTCAAAAACCCGCACAGCCGTCTTGCGCCCTTCCTTTTTCACTGCATATTTGGTCTCGCGCACCCAGCGATCATCGTCAGTGCATAAAGGCAATTCTTCGCCCCAGTCAGCCTGAACCTTGGCTAAACGGTGAAGCTCTAAACGCTCACGCACATAAGCTTCCGTCTTATCAAAGTCCCAAAGCGGGATATGCACAATCTGCGCGTTTCCTTGTGGGTAGTTGGGATTGTTCATTGCCTCACGGCGAGACCAGTCCCTGATAATTGCGCAAATGCGCAAACCATGAATCTTTTTGCCAGAAGTCTTGTGAATAAGCCAAGCATAGATATTTTGTTGCTGTATCCACTCTATCTTGTCGGCTCGCAGTGCCCACGCAGAGGTGAACTTGTAGTCGGTGATCTCAACTGAGCCGTCTTTTTCGGTCTGCAAATCAATTGCGCCGGACAGAACAACCCCGTCGATCTCATAGTAAATACGCTCTTCTTTGGTGTGACCTTTGAGATCGGTACGCTCCATCATGGTGTGTATGGCAGTGCCCATGACCGACCACAACATGTCAACGACATCTTGTTTCATGTCTTTATAATGAGCTTGGCGCAAGCGCTGAATGCGCGGGGGTGACATAATCTCAGTCACCGAGTAGTCGGACTTGCCTTTGCTGTAGTTGTTAAGTTTACAGGCGGCAACGAGGGTTTCGGGCAACCCGTGTATATTAGTGATTTCCATTTTAAGCCTCCGTTAGGAAATTAAATAATAGCAAAAGGAAAATAATAATGCAAGCGCTTTCGTTAACTATTTTAGGCGAGCCTGCATCAAAGAGTAATAGTCGAAGATTAGTTAGGTTTGGCGGCTTGTCTAGGCTGATCAAATCAGAAAAAGCCTTGACTTATACCGATGCGTTTAAACAGCAAACCGCGCAGCTAGGATACGAACCGTTCACAGAAGATGTGGTGGTAATTATGCGTATTTACTATGCATCGCGAAGACCTGACCTTGATGAAAGCCTGATACTTGACCTGTTGCAGGGCGTGACTTACCTAAACGACCGACAGGTAAAAGAAAAGCATATTTACTGGGGTCTTGATAAAGAAAACCCACGCACAGAAATTATGGTGCAGAAAAAATAAAGCCTCCGTGTAGGAGGCTTTACCGACCCTGAAAGTCGTTACCCAACTGGAGGCTTATTTCTGTCGAGTTCGTATATTATAGTCCACATACGTTCGTTTGTGTACATATCAACACGTATCAATAAGCATCAATAAGTGCCAATAAGAACCACTGTTTAAACGATAGACAGCGAACGTTCGTGTTATAATAATTCTTCCAACGAGCAGGCTCGCAGGGCGATGTACAAGCCTTACCTTGTCCAAAGCGGAAAGCGGTCAATTCTAGACACTTGATTGCAAGCAAGAGGATAGTAAACCTGTTTCGTTGGAATCAACTGGGGAAATTGTGGCAAATCAAAGAGTTTATTTAATTGGCACACCTGATAGTAAGGTGCGTTTGGTCAAAGCAAGCATTCGTTCGCAGGCTTTGAATCACGTTGCAAATAGCATGTTCACCGTCAGAGTGGCAACACAAGATGACCTGATTGAACATCTGACCTCTGGCGTACCAGTTGAAATGGTTCGTGATGGTGAGCAATTGAATATAGAGTAGTTGCAAATATTTTAAATTCGTTTATTATGTGAACCATCTGATGGCTTGGTAACCCATCAGTAGTTCCAGATAACGAATAGAACGCCCTGTTAAGGCGGCTTCGTCAAAGCTACAGTAAGACAATCTGGTGTCTGCTGTAAGTGGCAACCAAGCCTAAAGCCTCCTTAACAGGGCTTTTTGTTTGCTGTTACGGACTGGTGAAACGGGGGCATAACCCACCCCTTGTAAATGTGGATGCGACAGATACAGATAAACGTAGCGAATGGGGCAAGAGGTCTTAACAGCCTGTGTAAAACCCAGATCGAAAGATTAGCTTAGATAAACGAGAGCATCGCCAAGAAATTGGTTTGACCCGTCTATACGGGTGAGGTTTTATTGTTCCCGAAGGGGCTGTAAATGGTCTTTATAGTCCCCAGAAAGGTTCTTGCTGTAACCCTGAAGTTTTTTTGTATTTGTAAACAGCATGTGCGTTTGATTCATGGGTTTACATTAACTTTTTAGAGGCTTAATATGGAACTTACCGGCAATCGAAATCAGTGCCAAGGATGTAAGCAATACTTCAATTCTAATTCGGGCTTTGACATGCACCGAACAGGCGACTACCACGGTCACAGGCGTTGTTTAAACGTTGACGAGATGCTGGAAATAGGAATGTCCAAGAACAGCAAAGGGTTCTGGATCACAGAAAAAATGGACGCATCGAGGATCGAGGAACAGAATGCCCTACGTCAACAAACCAAGACCGTATAAGCGCGAGTACGCGCTTCAAAAAGCCCGTGGCGAACAGCCTTCCCGAAATGCAAGAGAACGCGCACGATACGCAATGGACGCCAAGGGCGTTGACAGATCAGGCAAAGACATAGACCATGTCGTGCCGCTTTCAAAAGGAGGAACAAACGCACCAAAGAACTTAAAGCTGAAATCGCCAAGCGCGAATCGATCTTTCAGCCGAAATTCAGACCGGTCTGTGAAAATAAATAAACCTAAAAAGAAGTAGTGCGGGAGGCTTAATGAACGTTGCAGAATCTATCAGTCACCTGCGGGGTGACTCAGGGAGGATTCCCTGTCCGGAATGCTCGCACGAGCGAAAAAAACACAATCAAAAAGACTGCGTGGTAACTCGTGGCGATAAGGGCTGGGTGTGGCACTGTCATCACTGTACCGCGCACGGCTTACTGCCCTTTAACCCCAACACAAAGAAGAATAATGTGATTCCAATGATGAAACCCATAGCAATGAACGCACTTCAACCCAAGCACATTGAATTCTTAAAGAACCGAGGCATCTCTCAGGAAACCGCACAGAATGCACAGGTTTTTGCGGCAGAGAAATACTTTGCCCGTTTAAACAAGATCACAGACGCCGTCGCATTTCCTTATTACAAGAACGGCGTACTTACTTCAGCTAAATACAGAAGCATTGAATCCAAGGACTTTACTCAAGATCAGGGTGGGGCACAGGACTTTTTTGGGATTGATCGAATCGACACCGCCCTTCCAGTGGTGATCGTTGAGGGCGAGATCGACGCCCTGACTCTAATGGAAGCAGGCATACCGAATGTTTTGTCTGTCCCTTCAGGCGCACCGATGAAAGTTGTTGACGGTAAGATCGATGCATCAGAAGACCGAAAGTTTGCTTTTGTCTGGTCAGCAAACGAGATCCTTAAATCCGCACCCCATGTGGTCATTGCAACAGACACCGACTCAGCAGGTCAGGCACTCGCAGAAGAACTCGCACGAAGAATAGGCAAAGACCGTTGCAGGGTGGCTAAATTCAATTACAAGGATTTGAACGAAGCTTTTCTAGATAAGGGCGCAGACGAGGTCAAAGACATTATTGCCCGTGCTGAGCCTTATCCAGTTGCAGGATTATCATCCGCCAGTAAGTTCACAGACCGTTTAAACGACCTATGGGGTAAAGGAACCGGGAAAGGCACCTCGACCGGTTATTCCAACGTCGATCAAATCTACACTGTCGCACAAGGTCAGTTAACTATTGTGACTGGATACCCAAGCTCAGGCAAATCAAATTTTGTTGACCAGCTTATGGTTAATCTGGGCAGAACACATGATTGGAAATTTGCTTTGTGCTCCTTCGAGAATCAGCCCGAAATCCATATCAGCCGGTTAATGGAACTTTACAGCGGTAAAAGATTTTTTGAAGGCACAGAACGCATGACCCAAGATGAAAAAGACAAAGCGTTTAAATGGGTTGAAGAACATTTTATGTTTTTGGACTCTGAGACCGTCGAGCCTTCGACCATAGAATCTATTTTGGAACGTGCGGCGGTTGCAGTGGCTCGCATGGGCATTCGGGGTTTGGTTGTTGACCCCTATAACTATATTGACAACAAGAGCCAGACCTCTGAAACAGAGTTCATTTCAAGCATGTTGACGCGTGTTCAAGCCTTTGCAAAGATGTACGGAGTGCATGTGTGGTTTGTAGCGCATCCCGCTAAGATCACTCGATCTGGGATGGACTTGCCCCGCCCTGATGGTATGGCAATTTCAGGATCGATGGCGTGGTGGGCAAAGGCAGACAATGGCATGACCATTCATCGCACAAAGCATAACGACGTAGAAGTCGCAGTGTGGAAGTGCCGTTACCGGTGGGTAGGAACTCAGGGCGAGACCAAGCTTGGGTACAACAAAATCACCGGTTCATATTTTGAAATTTTCGATGATTTCTAAATTGCTTCTGATGCATCAGACCGTTTAAACGCTGAGCAATTTGCGCAGGCAAAAAAAATCCCCCCAACCCAAGCGGGAAGGGGGGAACTGGTCAGGAAATAACGATATCAATAATCCAATCAATAAAAAACAGGGCGACCGCGATGTAAAGCGCGAAACCAAGCCAGTCTAGTTTGCTCATGATTTCCTCGGGAAAAGTTCATCAGCGGCTGATTCGATCACATCCCAGTTAATACCAACACTGGCATCGTGCCATCTCTTTACATGCGTCAGCACTTCCCAAGCCTGATCATCTGTCAGGTCATCTCGCATCTGTTGTACATCTGAGGTGTACCACTTATCTACAATGAAGCGCTCAGGCAACATTTTCATAAGCGCCGAGGTGGGGGCGAACCCCAGTAGCTGTTCAATCAAAAACTCTTTTTCTGAGTTGCGTAAAAAATCCACTATGCGTTTATTGTCCATATCAAAGCTCGCAATAAAAAATTGGTAAATGTTTAGTGACAGTAAAGTCACCCTTGTTGCCGACCAACGTCTCGTTCCAATCAAAAAAATAAAACACGTCATCATCATCGGGCGGTATTTTCATGCCGATCTGGCACTGTGCAAAAAAGGGTTCTTTAGTGTCATTCCAATGACCCTCAACCCATACGCGTTTGTATTTCATATCAGTCCTTTTTCACTCGTAATGGGGTCTTGTTGCTGTTCAATTCAAAATTAATGACCTTCATTTCACAAGATGTTTTAAGGTCTTCACTCATCAGAACCCCCCGTCAATTGCTCATGTAAAAATCTGACATCAGCTATTGCCTTGTATGCGTCAGTGATATCCTCTTGATCACTAGTGCGTTGATCGGATGGCTCTTGATCATCTATCGCCCACTGGGCGAGGCGCAAAGCCCACTCAACAGCATCAAGCTGTTTTTCTGTTATCTGCATCATTTGAAACTGCTGATCTTGGGGTACATAGGTGTTTGGTTTTAGCACTTGCATAATAAGCCTCACTCGTAACGGGGAATGGTGTCGGGATAACCCTTGACCTTAGAATTAAAAATAAAAGCACGGTAAATGCCATCTGATAAAACACTACTTACAGGATAGCGCCCATCATTAATACGGGCGATTACAGCCTCTAATTTAGAAAGGTAACCCTGAGCCTTAGCTAGGGTTTTAAAACGCCTCTGGGGCGCTTCTGACAAGCTTACGCGGTATCCATAGTCAAAATACCAACCGCCTTCTTCGTGACCGCCAAAGGCACGGTCAGTTAACAACACTGCAACTGTATACGACATGATTAAGCCTCACTGTTTAAACGGGTTATTGAAGTGTTACATCATCTGGTGTTCTGCAAATCTCATACTGATGCAAGATCGTACTAACGACATACGCTAGTACTTTATCTTTCGGTTCGCCTGCCCCTACCGCAAGCATTGCGAGTAGGGTTGTTAGTATTGGTATTGCGTTATCAACTTCCATCGGCGCGATGATATCTCTAACAAGATTAATGTCGTGTTCAAACTGTTCGTCCATTATTTCCTCACTGTTTTAAGAAGACTACCAAAAGCTTTTGACCCAAGGTCTTCAACCTTGTTGACTGTTGCATGATGTTTGAACATCTTGACTGCCGTTGTGCCGATGCCAACTGCAATGATAATCACACCGGCGCGTTCAGCCCTGCTTTGCAAAAACTCCATTTGTTCTGCGCTATAACCATCTGCATCGGTCAACAAGAAAATAATCTTGCGTGTTTGGGGTTGTGCCGCGATGTCATCGATGGTCAGACTGAGTGCGCTGAAGTCCGGAGTAGATGAGCCTGCACAAAATCGAATCGCCCCAAGCTTTGTTGAAGCTTTGCGCATTGGTTCTGCCCAAGTCTTGAACGGGAAAAAGTTAACGCGCTCAGTTCGCACGTAAGTATCTTTTTCGTTCGCGCCACTGCCATCCATACGAGTGGCAGACCCGCCACCCGAAAAGCCTGTCACTTTGAAGGGCACTTTAGCCTGATCAAGCAACCGCGAGAGTTGAATCGTTACCTCTGCGGCGGTCTGGATAAGTTGACCTGCCATCGAACCAGAGCAATCGATCAGCACTGAAACCGCTGATGTCTCAGCTTCAACATGTGCGCGGCGCGAGAATACCGCAGTGCTACCCGTGGCAAAGCGGGTCAAAGCGCGTCTGTCAACACGCCCAGTCTCTTCGTGTGTTGACCAGCCGACCAGATCGATAGAGCGCAACAGCTTTGATAGTGCGGCTTTGGTTGCACCCAAACCAGCCGGCGCCAGATTGTAGTATTGCAAGTAAGCCTCATTGCATGTGTGTTTATCTAATTCCATGATGATCTCTTAGTAAAAGTCGAATTTAACGATGTTTGGTTTTTGCACTGCGGGGAACGGATTGGTGCGTTCTTCCTGTGTGCTATGACCCTTTAGCTCTTCCTCAATAAAGGCAGTTGGTTCAACCTTGCGCGGCTCTCTACCCTTATTCTCGCCATGCTTATTTTCAGACTTACCGTTAGGCTTACCGTCAGGCTTGCCTTCTTGTTTGCCTTCTTGTTTGCCTTCTTGTTTGCCTTCAGGCTTCGCGTCAGGGCTGGGCTTGTTGTCGGACGTTTTATTTTCCTTACTCAAGCGCTTGTAGAGATTCACTGCGATGTCAACGATGGTTTTTGTGTTTACCGCCTCGCGAGCCTCTTCAAGCGCCCAGACTAGGTCATCGCGCCACGGGCACTTATCAGTAAGAACTGTCGGCACGTTGATTGGGTAGCCGTTTAAACGCCTGCCCTCTACCGCGAGCATATACGGGATGTTTGCATAGTCATCAGGGTCTGGCATACCGCCCTTGTCGAGCATCGAATTAATCAGGGTCTCGAAAAGTATTTTGCTGTTCGGCGCATAGCCAGATTCAATCACGCGCTTTTCTATGCGGGGGTCTTCCAGACCGTTGATCAGGTCAGACACAAACTTCCCGTGGTTTTCACGCGCTTTGTCCCAAAAGTCATTGTCGGTGAACCATGCGTGACCCAGTTCATGAAGCGCGAACCCGATCAGATTGGCGAAAAGCGCGGGGCTGACTTTTGACTGATCGTCAACGGTGGGAAAGAATACAGTCGCATCTAAGCCGCGATTCGTGCGCTTCGATGAAATGCCGGCGGTGCTACCCGCCCACAGAATATTGAGTGTGCCGAACTTGTTGCCAGAGGCTTGAAACACGCGCTCTAAGGTTGCGCTGACCCCGCGCTTTGCGTTTATTGCTTCCATATTATCCTCTCAGTTGATTTTTAAAATGGTTGACGTCTACTGTTGCGGCGAAGACACCCGCAAGCTCAGCGGCGCAGTCAGCCGGAAATTTGTTGACAATGGCATTCTCGAAAGCCATCTTGACGGGTGCGCCCTTGCGTACCGCCCTTGCCCAAGCAAACAACTGGCGCAGGCTTGGTGGCTGGGTCAGAGTGCCCATACGCGCCCTCTCGCGAGCCACATTCGCAAAGGCAACCAACACCTCGGCGGCAGGCAAAGGCAGGCTGGTGCGCTTGCTAATCAGCGAGGCTTCCTGATTGAAGGGCAGATACTCAAAGCGCAGGGTAAACCCGAACCGGTCAAGAAAAGCCGTGTTCTGATCGCGCACACCAGCAAAATTACCGGTGGTATCGCCATGACCGTTGGAGTTGTCCGCGCCAAAAAAAACAACGTGCGGGGCGACAGGGATTCTCTGACCAGTTTCCGACACCACTAAGGCACGGTGAGGCGAAGGCTCGCAGAGAGAATGCAACACCGCGATTGACTGGGCGCGAGCGAAGCCAACCTCGTCCAGAATGATGATTGCACCTGCATGTTGGATTGCCTGTGTAATCACGCCAGCCTTCCAGACAACCGAACCCGCTTCGATAGAGTTACCACCTATAAAATCGGCGCGTTCGATAGCCTCGTCAAAATTAACACGCACAAGCTTGCGCTTAAGACGAGCGGCAATCTGTGTAACGTACTCAGTCTTACCGGTTCCGCGCTCGCCAGCGAGCCAGATATTGTCTGGCAGGGCACTGTCCAGAGCAATCAGGGTCTGGTGCAGGTGCTTGTGGTTGAACACATAGTCGGCAGACACAAGCGGCGCGTCAGGGTCATTCCAAACTTCCACTTGAAAATCTGAAAAGTCCACATGCTCCCCATCGATGTCGTAAAAGAGATCTCCGTCGAAAACATCACGCGCCAGCCGGCGCTCAGTGACAGGCATCGCGGCGGCAATCTCAGCCAACACCTCTGGCGAGGCAGACCGTTTAAACGGCTCAATGATTGCGGCAACTTGCGCCCTGATCTCAGCAGATACCTTACTGTAGTCAACCGCCTGCATTGAATCAACCTTCGCAGTGAGAGACCGGCTCAGTTTTTCAAGCGCTGTTGCATCTTGCGCAGTGCGATGGTTGAGCGTTTCAAGCGCTGTCACTACTAAGTTTTTGACGGTCGATACCTGTTCAACTGCCGATGCAACTTCTGAAACCACACCGGCAATTTGCGCCTTTGTCGCGCTGTCAATTGGTGCGCTTGAGATTCTAGAGGCAGGTGTTGGTTGTGCGTTATGCACGTCATCCAGAGTCATTTTGCCGCCGTCAATCAGCATCGCAACCATTTTCAACGAGTCAGCTTTTGAGTCCTGCTGGGCACCGTGCACCGCAAGCGCGGCATTCAGTTTGTCGAGTGATACAAGTGCAAGCTCTTTTTGTATGCTATTCATGGTAAGCCTCAGAGTGAAAGTTGGTGCCCGTCAACAGGGCATTGGGGTAAGCCTAGGTCTGCCCACTTCTGGGTCAGTCGAATTGTGTACTTGCAGGCAGGGCAAGAAGCCTTAAGCATTCTCGTGCCCTGAACCTTGCGCAAAGCCTGAACATTTAAGGCGGCGTGAGGGTAATCACCCAGACTGTCAATAATCTGAGCGAAGTTCACTCTAAAAGCCGTGCCGATAGTAGTTGCTGTTGGCTTGCCCTCCAGCCAAAGCTTGCGAATCAGGGCAGGGAAGCGCCCTTTATGACCATCCCCGTCCGTTGCCGCATGGCAAAGCTCGTGCACAAGAATGCCAAAAACTTCGTAAGGGTCAGCCTCGACAGGGCTAATCATGATTTCAAAGTGCGCGTCAGTTGAAGCGCGATCAGACCAGCACTCACCGATGGCACGGTTCAATGTGCGCACTTTCTGGGAAGGAAAACCGCAAGTGACACGGATTTTTGCAGGCAGTGGGTGCTCGAAAGCATCGAAGAGGGGGCGCAGTTCAGCAACTGCGGCATTTAAAAAAGCCTCGCGGGTTGGGTGCATAGTAAGCCTCATTGGTTGATTGAAAGGTAATCAGGCAGGGCTCTCATAAAGCCCTGCCGGTTAACTCTCTAATTGGTCATTTTTTGGTCTTCGAGTACTCGGCGTATTGAGCCTCTTTAATATTGATCATGATCGAGCGCAGTGCGTTGCGTTCGCTCTTGTCCTCGATGGCTGGCAGTGCCGCTCTCAGTGCGTCCAGCATTAAGTTTGCTTGACGTTCAGTGAATGGTGGTATAGATAATTTATTCATAAAGTCGATCTCCAGTTGGTTGAAAGTGAATCAGACAGGGTTCTCATAAAACCCTGTCGGGTTACTCTCGCACTAATCTAAGCAGTCAGTGGTTGCGACTGTCTCGTGCCTTGCCGGTAGCGATTGACCCCTTGGATAGTCGGGATCGACACGCCCTTTGGCAGGTGACTCGATGCTCTTGCAGGGTAGCAATCCCTGCTCTGCACTACCTAGACCTCGGCGGCTAGGAACCATGTGGGCGGTCTTGGATGTTTGACCTAGAACCCTGCTGTACTGAGATTGAATTTCAACATGTTTAAACACAAAGCGCAAGTGGTGATGTTTAAACAACACTATCACTATGTGCCCTCAAGCTACATACATAGGGGGTTTTTATCTGTTATGTGGTGCGAACGGTAAAGTTATCCACAGGCTAAGTACTGTATAAATAACCACTGTTTTTATTTACATGCGGTTTAAACGCGTTTTAAGGGGTCTACAAGCGCCGATCTCGGAAGTTGATACTTACCCCTTGCCTACTCATTTTTTTTATACAAGGGTAAACCCTATGTGTCCTGTGGATAACTTGTGGATAACTCAGGAAGTCAACAAAGTAAATTGAAAGGGTTATGCAAGAAAATCGAATAATTAAAAGCCGTTTAAACGCTGTCTCATGTGGTGAGGCAGTGAACTACCAGCGAACAACACTTGACATAACGCGTCAGACCAGCGAGGCTTAAGATGTTTAAACGCTAGGGGCAGTGACATGTTGGATGTGGACGACTTCGAAGGTCTGGATGACGGTCTAAAAATGAAAGGGTCTGCCGATGGTAATGCTTTCGTTTTTGAAGCGCCCGAGATGACTGGCGAGCAACTGCGAGCATCGGTTGAATCCTTATCAGACAGACGCACAAAGACAGGTAAGGTCTATGGTGTTAAAGACAATAAGAAAGGAAGACTTACAGCAAAGCAACGACTATTTGTAAATCTTATCGTCACTCAGGGCATCAGCGCGACTGAGGCTTACAGGAAAGCTTACAACGTCACAACTGATCGGATGGGTACGAGTGCTGTAGATGCGAACCGACTGATGCGCAATCCAAAAGTGCAGAGTCTGCTTGACGTCAGTCTGTCACGCACCGAGGAAAGCATCGTAAACGACAGCATAGCCACACGTCGACACATAATGACAGAGCTACTCGCGCACAGCCGAGAGATGAAGAGTGAGTCATCGAAGCTTAAAGCGCTTGAGCTTATGGGCAAAGCCGTTGGGATGTTCGTCGACAAGGTGGAATCTAAGGTCGAGGAAGTGAGCGCAGATCAATTGAAGCGCGAGCTTGAGACGCATCTAGCACTACTAGACGGTGCGACTAAGCACTGAGGCAACTTGCCCCTTCTTAGGAACTGGTCAGGTGTTTAAACGCCTTCAGGGGTGTCCGGTCATCGTTTTGCCTGTGGTCAACCCCACCCACCCCGACCCCCGGGTTTTAGCCGCTTCATGCCCAGTCCACACTACACTATGATCCACACATTCAATTACCCACCCTTACTCAATACGAACGTTCGCCCCCACCCCCTATTGAAGTTTTAGTTGACTCTGTTTAAACGTTGTGTAGAATACCCCCACGAACGTTTCTGTTTTGTTCTACCCGGGGTATATATGCAACGAGAAAAACTTGCCAAGATTGTTCCTGATCTTTTATTTGCTGACGGCTATGATGATTGCATCTTAGGAATTACCGTTAGAGACGATGAGGCTGTAGTTTTATACAGTACTGAGAAGATAGTTAATAAGCTAAGTGAAGAGATGGAACTTGAAGAGGCTTATGAGTATTTTGATTTCAATATTAAGGGTTCGTATGTAGGAAAGAAGACCCCTGTGTTTTATGAAGAGTTTGCATATGACGCCGAAACAGAAATTGGTTCTTGATTTTATTGAGATGTACATAAAGATTAAGGGTTATCCACCTTCTTACATCAATATTGCACATGGGCTTGGAATGAAAAGTAAATCGAATATTCACAGGCTTGTGCATAAACTGCGTAAAGAGGGGCACATAAAGATTCAACCGCACCTCGTAAGGTCGATTAAGTTAAGTGATCAGTCTGTAAATGAGATTAATGACCTATGAGCTTATTAACGAGGGATGAGGTTGCTAAGTACATCAAACTGCTTGATGTATTGCCTAGCAATTCCCCTGAAGTCGATAAGATACATAAGCTGTTAAGAGCAGATAAAGTTGAAAGATGCAGGGATAATTTCCTGCCATTTGTAAACCAGATGTGGTCTGCTTTTATTCCCGGAAGGCATCACAAGATTATGGCTGATGCTTTTGAACGGGTTGCCTCTGGGGATTTGAAGCGGTTAATTATTAACATGCCACCCCGGCACACTAAGTCTGAATTTGCTTCTTATCTACTCCCCGCATGGTTCTTAGGTAAGTACCCGGAAAAAAAGATTATTCAAACTGCGCACACCGCAGAATTAGCTGTTGGTTTTGGTCGTAAGGTTAGAAACCTTGTAAATAGTCCAGACTACCAAGAGATATTCCCAACCAAGCTTTCAAGTGATTCGAAAGCTGCTGGAAGATGGAATACGAGCAAAGGCGGTGATTATTTTGCTATAGGTGTTGGAGGTGCTGTAACAGGTAAGGGTGCTGATCTTTTGATTATTGATGACCCGCACAGTGAACAAGAGGCAATGCAGGGGAATCCTGAAGTCTATGACCGGGTGTATGAATGGTATGGTTCTGGCCCTCGACAGCGTTTACAGCCGGGCGGTGCGATTATTGTTGTAATGACGCGCTGGTCTAAGAGAGACTTAACCGGGCAGATTATTAATAATTCTGTTAAGCGCGAAGGCGATGAATGGGAAGTGATTGAATTCCCCGCACTACTGCCGTCAGGCAATCCCTTATGGCCTGAGTTTTGGTCTCAAAAGGAACTTGAAGCCATTAAGGCTGAAATTGCGGTTGGTAAGTGGGAAGCCCAGTATCAGCAAAACCCAACCTCAGAAGAAGGCGCGATTATAAAACGCGACATGTGGAAGATATGGGATCATGACCGCGCACCTTTCTGTGAGTACATTATCCAGTCGTGGGACACGGCTTTTGAGAAAAATAGCCGTTCTGATTATTCTGCCTGCACAACATGGGGTGTTTTCTATGTTGACAATGGCGAAGGCATGGAAGTGCCAAATATTATGCTGATTGATGCCTTTAAAGCTCGAATGGAGTTCCCAGAGCTTAAAAGAAAGGCTTATGAGCTTTACAAGGAATTTGATCCTGATACGCTGATTATTGAGAAAAAAGCCGCCGGTGCGCCATTAATTTACGAACTTAGGCAGATCGGTGTGCCTTTATCAGAGTACACGCCAAACAAGGGTTCTGATAAGATAGCCCGTGTAAACGCTATATCTGATTTATTTGCATCAGGATATGTATGGTGCCCAGATACAAGATGGGCTGAAGAAGTCATGGAGGAGTGCGCATCATTTCCTAACGGTGAGCATGATGACTTGGTGGATTCAACTAGTCAGGCGTTGTTGAGATTTCGACAAGGTGGTTTTATTCGGCTTGAATCAGATGAGCCAGATGAACCGATGTTTAAACGCAAAACCGCGTACTACTGAGAAACACTATGGCTATCGACAAAGCACTATACCAAGCACCAATCGGCATTGAACAACTGGCGCAAGAAGAGATGCCTATTGAAATTGAAATTGAAGACCCCGAGTCAGTCAGCATTAGCATGGGCGGGCTTGAGATTGACATCATGCCAACCGAGGATGATGACACATTCTCAGAAAACTTAGCTGAAAGTTTAAACGACCAACAACTTGCCACACTAGCTTCTGAGTTGATTGCAGATTTTGATGACGACATATCGTCTCGTAAAGACTGGATTCAAACCTATGTAGATGGACTTGAACTTCTTGGTTTGAAGATTGAAGAGCGGGCTGAGCCTTGGGAAGGTGCTTGTGGTATTTATCATCCTCTATTAGCTGAATCATTAGTAAGGTTCCAAGCAGAGACAATAACTTCAATATTCCCGGCAATGGGGCCAGTAAAAACCAAAATTATTGGCAAAGAAACCCAAGAAAAGAAAAATTCTGCTCAGCGAGTTCAGGAAGACATGAACTATGAGTTGACAGAAAAAATGCCTGAATACCGCCCGGAAACAGAACGAATGATCTGGGGTTTGGGTTTAGCTGGTAATGCCTTTAAAAAGGTTTATGAAGACCCTTCTCTGGGTCGTCAGGTGGCAATATTTGTACCAGCAGAAGATGTTGTTGTGCCTTATGGTTCATCTGATCTTGAATCTGCCGAGCGTGTTACGCATGTTATGCGCAAAACTGAAAATGAATTGCGTAAGCTTCAAGTGGCTGGGTTTTATCTTGATATTGATCTGGGTGACCCGGTCAATATGCTCGATGAAGTAGAAAAGAAGATTGCTGAGAAGCTGGGCTTTAGAGCAACAGCAGATGATCGATTCAAGATTCTTGAAATGCATTGCAATCTTGATCTTCCGGGTTTTGAGCATACCGATGAAGAAGGTAAAGATACAGGAATTGCACTTCCTTATGTGGTGACCATTGAAAAAGGTTCATCAAAGATTCTGGCTATTCGAAGGAACTGGAAGCCAAATGATGATTTATTTTTAAAGCGTCAGCATTTTGTTCATTATGGGTACATTCCCGGATTTGGGTTTTATTGTTTTGGTTTAATCCATTTGATTGGTGCCTATGCAAAATCGGGCACAGCTTTAATCCGCCAGCTGGTAGATGCCGGAACATTGGCTAACTTGCCGGGTGGGTTTAAGACCAAGGGCATGAGAATCAAGGGCGACGATACACCTATCGCACCCGGTGAATTCCGGGATGTGGACATTGCTTCCGGCGTAATGCGCGACAACATATTGCCATTGCCATACAAAGAACCAAGCCAAGTGCTGATTGGTCTTTTAAATCAAATTATTCAAGATGGTCGTAATTTTGCCAACACCGCCGACATTCAAGTATCTGACATGTCAGCACAAGCCCCTGTTGGAACAACACTTGCTATCCTAGAACGCACCCTGAAGGTGATGTCAGCAGTTCAAGCCAGAATACATTTCTCGCTTAAGCAGGAATTAAAACTCATTAAAAACATCATGGCTGAAAACGCCCCGGATGAGTATGAGTATGAGCCAGAAGAAGGCAACCGCCGGGCAAGAAAACAGGATTACAAAGACGTTGATGTAATTCCTGTATCAGACCCTAATGCTGCAACAATGGCACAAAAGATTGTTCAGTATCAGGCAGTTTTACAACTGGCTCAGACCAGCCCGCAGTTTTATAACATGCCCTTATTGCACCGCCAGATGTTAGATGTACTTGGCATTAAAGATGCTAATAAGCTTGTTCCGTTAGCCGAAGATCAAAAACCGCAAGACCCGGTCACGGAAAATCAATGCGTTTTAATGGGCAAGCCAGTTAAAGCCTTTGCCTACCAAGATCATGAAGCGCACATTATTGTTCACACCTCTGCAATGAAAGACCCAAAGGTTGTGGCAATAGTCGGTCAATCCCCTCAAGCCCAAGCACTTCAATCTGCAATGCAAGCGCACATTGCTGAGCACTTGGGTTATGGCTACCGCGTTGCCATTGAACAGCAACTTGGAATGAACCTACCTCCACAGGAAAATGAAAATGGTGAAATTAACAACATGGCTCCTGAAGTTGAAGCAAGGCTGGCTCCGCTTTTGGCTCAAGCCGCACAACGAGTCCTTGCCCAAAACACCGCCCAAGCCCAGCAGCAGCAGGCTCAGCAACAAGCCCAAGATCCTCTCGTCCAGCTCCAGCAAGCCGAACTCCAACTTAAAAAGGCAGAGATCGATAGGAAGGTTGCCAAAGACAGAGCCGACGCTCAAGCCAAGGCCCAGCAAATCGACGTCGAGCGCCAGCGTATTGCAAGTCAAGCCAAAATCGCCGGCATCCAAATCGGTGCCAAAGCCCAAAAAGACATCCAAGATTTAAACGCCGAGAAATTATTAACGGGGTTGAAGGTTGGTGCTGATGTTGCAATGCACCACAAAGATGTAACAGAGCGAGTTGCTTCGCATGTATCAAACATACACGCACCTGACAAAAAGGCTAAGTAATGGATGCTTTTGAGGTTCTGATTAAAGAAATTGATGAGAAGGTCAATCAAGTCCGGGAATATGTCAGTGACGGAAAAGCTGACTCTATTGAGGATTACAAAAGACTGAGCGGGGAGATTAAAGGTCTTCTTACCGCCCGGGGTTATGCCATAGACCTTAAACAACGCATGGAGAGTGCAGATGACTGAGATTTTGATCGGCTCAAACCCCGACAATCCAGAAATAGTAGGCATGTATAGATCAGAAGCCACAGACGATGAAAAAGCTCAACAACTTCCCACACCTTCTGGTTATCGCATTTTGTGCGCTATCCCAGAAGTTGATAGGGAGTATGAAAGCGGTCTTTTAAAGGCGGATTCAACCGTTAATTTTGAAGAACGCCTCGCTACGGTGTTGTTTGTGGTCAACATGGGGCCTGATTGCTATAAAGACCCAGAGAAATTCCCAACTGGGCCGTGGTGCAAACAAGGTGATTTTGTCATTGTCAGACCAAACGCTGGCACAAGGTTAATTATTCATGGGCGTGAGTTCAGAATGATCAACGACGACACTGTTGAAGCAGTGGTTCAAGACCCACGCGGCATTAAACGAGCATAAGGAGCCACATCATGGCTAATTTTGAGAAAGAAGAGTTCAAATTTCCGGATGAAAGCCCGCCAAAAGCTGAAAAAATGGAATTTGACATTGAATTTGAAGACGATAACAACGTAAAAATTGAAATCGAAGATGATACGCCCCAAGAAGACCGTGGGCGTGAGCCAATGCCCCGGGAAATCGTCGAACAACTTGATAAAGACGAGCTGGAAGAGTACTCAGATGATGTGCGCACAAAGTTTAAACAGCTTAAAAAGGTTTGGCACGACGAACGCCGGGCTAAAGAAGCTGCTTATCGTGAGCAACAAGAAGCATTAGCGGCAACTCAGCGTTTAATTGCTGAAAACAAGCGCATTAAAGACATGCTTGCTAATGGTCAGCAGGAGTATGTTAATGCCGTAAAGAGTACCACTGAGTTAAAACTCGAAGCAGCCGAGCGAGAAGCTCGCGAAGCTTATGATGAGGGTGATTTTGAGAAGCAAATGGCTGCTCAAAAGAAGATCACCAAGCTCACAATGGATATGGATCGGGTAGAGAACTTCAAAATACCCCCTTTACAGGAAGAAAATTATCGAGTACAAACTCAACAACAGCCCCCTCCTCCTGACAATAGGGCATTAGCGTGGCAAGAGCGCAATCCTTGGTTTGGTCGGGATGAAGAGATGACCGCTGCGGCACTTGGCTTACATGAAAAGCTTAAACGCAACGGCGTATCAATTGGGTCTGATGAGTATTATTCCGTCTTGGACAAGACAATGCGGAAAAGATTTGCTGAGAATTTTGGTGAACCAGAGCGAGAGGTTACAAGTACACCGCCCGCGAAACAAAAATCACCTAATGTTGTAGCTCCGGCAACGCGCACCACGTCCTCAAAAAAGATACGGTTAACGCAAACCCAAGCTGCTTTTATTAAAAAGCTAGGCATTACGCCTGAACATTATGTACGTGAAGTTTTAAAACTGGAGAACTAAAATGTCAGATGCAAAGATTACAAGAGAGATGCAAACCCGAGTAACCAAAGAGCGCCCCCAGCAGTGGGCACCCGCTGAACTACTCCCAGAGCCAGACAAACAAGCTGGATTTGCATATCGATGGATTAGGGTAGCTTCTTTTGAAAAAGCAGACCCCCGTAACCTTTCTGCCAAACTCAGAGAAGGCTGGGAGCCAGTGCGTATTGAAGAGCAACCGCAGTTTCAACTGTTAGTTGATCCGACAAGTCGTTTTAAAGACAACATCGAGATCGGCGGTTTGTTGCTTTGCAAAACACCTGTTGAGTTTGTTGAGCAGCGTAATTCGTATTACGCAGGTCAAACACAAGCTCAGACGGATGCTGTAGACAACACGCTTATGCGCCAAAGCGATTCGAGGATGCCAATTTTTAAAGAGCGGAAATCATCGACGAGCGTAGGCATAAAAAGTTCTTAAATTTAATTATGGAGTTCTAAATGGCTTATCCTACCGTTTCGGCCCCTTACGGGCTTGATCCGATCAATTTGATCGGTGGGCAGGTGTTTGCTGGCTCAACTCGTACTTTACCCATTACCACTTCTTCGGTTAACTACAACACCGCTATTTTTAATGGTGATGTTGTTCAGTTGACTTCGACTGGTACGGTTATTGTTTCGACTTTAGCTGGTCAATCCTCTGCTGTTGCAGGCGTTGTTGGTGTGTTTTTAGGTTGTTCATATACAAGCCCATACACTAAGCAAAAAGTGTACGCTCAATACTGGCCCGGTGCTTCTTCTGGCATTACTGACGCCGTGGCTTATATTAACGACGATCCAGACACGCTTTACAAAGTTGCAAGCGTTGGCTCTACAGCCAACGGCACTGGCTTAGTTATTGCACCCGTGCAACAAACTGCCCTTGGCGAAAACTGCGTTTTGGTTTTGAACACAGGTTCAACCAACACCGGCGACTCTGCTATTGGCATTTATAGTGCTGGTACATTGACTTCATTGCCAATGCGAATCGTGGACTTGGTTCCTGACACAGCTTATGTGTCTAGCGGCAACCTCGTCTATCCCGAAGTGATTGTCAAGTTTAACTTTGGCTATCATTCGTACTACAACGCTGTCGGCGTATAAGGAGCATTTAAATGGCTATTTCACGCGCACAACTACTGAAAGAGCTGCTCCCCGGATTGAACGCATTGTTCGGTCTTGAGTACGCTCGTTATGGTGAAGAACACAAAGAGGTTTACGAAACAGAGACCTCTGAGCGTTCGTTCGAAGAAGAAACCAAGCTGTCAGGCTTTTCAGCCGCCCCCGTTAAGTCGGAAGGCGCTGCGATTGCTTTTGACAACGCACAGGAAGCTTGGACTGCTCGATACAACCATGAAACCATCGCTTTGGGCTTCAGCTTGACTGAAGAAGCAATCGAAGACAACCTGTATGACTCGCTCTCAGGTCGTTATACGAAAGCTCTGGCTCGCGGTATGGCATATACCAAGCAAGTTAAGGCTGCTGCTGTTCTGAACAACGGCTTCACTTCCGGCTATAACGGCGGTGATGGTCAACCTTTGTTCAGCGCATCACACCCCTTGGTTTCTGGTGGCACCAACAGCAACATTCCATCAACTCCTGCTGATCTTAACGAAACTTCTTTGGAAGCTGCCGTTATTCAAATCGCTGCATGGACTGATGAACGCGGTCTGTTGATTGCTGCTAAGCCCAAGAAGTTGGTTGTTCCTCCATCACTCCAGTTCGTTGCAACTCGTTTGCTCGAAACTGAACTGCGTGTTGGTACAACTGACAACGACATCAACGCTTTGAAAAACAACGGTTCGATTCCAGAAGGTTACGCAATTAACCACTTCTTGACCGACACCAATGCTTGGTTCTTAACGACTGATGTTCCTAACGGCATGAAGCACTTTGTCCGTATCCCCCTCCAGAATTCTATGGACGGCGATTTTGACACTGGCAACGTCCGTTACAAGGCTCGCGAGCGTTATTCGTTCGGCTGGTCTGATCCGCTTGGCATGTACGGCTCTGCCGGTGCTTAAGTAGGTCGTAGAAAAGGGGGCTTCGGCCCTCTTTTTTATTTTCTTTTAATTTGTTTTAAGTTATTATTGTTCATATCTGGGAATTCGATACTTACCAACTGCCCCAGCAGACGATGCAACGATGGTAAGTGAACTTTTGCATAAAGGACTCAATCATGGGTTTCGCTACACATTTAGGCCCTTGGCTACTTGGTACTGTTAAAAACACAACCGGCACAACTGCTGGTACAGTGCGTAACATGGGCGCCACCTCAGTTGGTCAAGCAACCAACCTTACCGCCGCACAGATTGCTGGGTTGACTGGTTCACTTGGTGCTATTCCTGCTGGCGCGATTATCACTAGCGTTGTGTTTTACACAACCACGTTGTTTGCTTCAGCCACTACGCT